ACCATGAACCCTGAACAAGGGGTTGGACCTCAAGATACAACAGAAGTAAGAAATTGTTTCAAAAAGACATAAAAAATATACACTTAAAAATTTGATATTATTAATAATAATTAATATAATGTCAATTTTTGAAATAAATCAAATAGTTATATATGAACCCAATATCATAAATTTGCCTCCAATTGAAAAACGTATTCATGATATTGGTATTATTCGCGAGCTTACTAATAATAACGCTTTAGTTTTCTTTCCACATGAAAATGGATTTATAAAAGTTCCCCTAAATAATTTAATTAAAGCTCCTTCAAATATTACATTACCACAAGCTACTAAATCTGAAAAAAATGCTAAAATAGAGTATAATATGTTCAATGTAAATAATATGAAAATATTTGCTTCTAACAAAAAAATAAATTTATTACCATAAAAAAATCTATTTATTTATAATGTCTGAATTAGAAAATTCAAATTATATAAATATATTTTTGAGTGTAATAAAAAAAGTATTAGTAGATATTATTACCCCACCAAAGTCGGGTAATGATATTAATAAAATTTATAGCGAACCTTCAAATAATATAAATAATAATCTTGATGAACCATTATTAAAAAAATAAATGTTCATACTTCTGTTGAACTTGATATTGGTATCGTATTATTATATCTTTTAATATTTTCAATTATTATATCTCTATTTTTAAATGATTGATATCCAACATAAATAGATGGAAATATAAATACAACTGGTGCTTCCCAATATTTTTTATTTTCAATTGCAAAGCATAATCCAGCACCAAGAAATAAATTACGAGTGGTGCCAAAAATATAATGATTATTATTTGTTACTAATTTATTTACAATTTCAGAATTTAATCTATTCATAGAATTAAATTAATAAATTAATATATCTTTACAATAATATAAATCTCGTAATTCATTAAATAATAATACATATAAAAAATAAAAATAATCTATATTATATTATATATACTAATGGCTGAAGAATCACCAAAACAAGTTTCCGCTGAATTCAAACAAAAAATAGTAAGATGGGTTAAATTAGATGATGATTTAAGAAAGATTAGAGAAACCACAAAAGAAATCAACGATGAAAAGAAACAAGCAGAAGAATATATTCTTGCTTACCTTGAAAATATTGGAGAAAAAGAAGTTGGATTAAATGACGGAAAATTAGTTAAGAATGTATCAAAATCTCAAGAACCACTCAAAAAAGAAAATATTCAAAAAGCATTATTTGAAATTGTTAAAGATGACAGTAAAGCAAGTGCTATGACAGATCATATAATAAAATCAAGAGCTTCTAAAGAAAAGATTACATTAAAAAGAATCAAAATTAGACAATAAAATTCGTTAATGATAATTTATTTTAGTATACTATTATAAATTAATATTAAAATGTTCAAAGGATATGTAATAAGTTTGAAAGAACCAAATGAATTGATAAACCATTTAGAAAGTTATGGTATATTGGCTAGATGGATTGAAGCAGTTAATGGTTCTAAAATAAATGATAAAGTAATAAAAAAAAATACAACTTCATTTTATTCTATGTTTGGTACAAAAAATAGTATTGCTATAGCAATGTCTCATATGAAAGCTTGGAGAACATTTCTTAAAACAGAACAACCATATACTATTATTTTTGAAGATGATGCAATCGTTGAAAAAGATTTTTGTGATAAATTAACAACTAATTTAAAATATGTACCTAAAGATTTTGATTTATTATATTTAGGTTGTTTTGGTTGTCAAAATACAACAAATACATTAAGTGTTATATTTTCAATATTAGGTAAAGGTAATAAAAACAATAAAATAATTAATGAATATATTAATAAACCATATATTGCATTGGCACTTCACGGTTATATGATTTCTAGAAAAGGAGCAACTAAATTATTAAAAATGATAGAAGGTAAAATATATTATTATTTAGATTATATACTTCAAGATTTAAATCAAAAAAATATAATTAATGTATATTCATTAAATGAAAGAATCGTGTATCAATCATCAACTGATAGCGAAGTTTCTTCTACCGCCATTAATACACATCCATTATTATTAAATAAGACATTATCTAAATTTTATATAGATAAAAAATGTAGAACTAGTTATTTAACAACAGTTAGTATATTCAGAATAGGAGAAGTTAATTTTACAATTTCATCAATATTATTTATTGTTTTAGGAATAGTATTAGCATATGTTTTTACAAATAAAGATGACAGTTTGGATGTTTTACAAGCAACCATATTATTTATTATTATTAGTTTACCTGATATTAAAGAAGAAAATGAAAAGAAAGATTTAATAATAAAAATTCATTTTCTTTTGTTTATAATTCCTTTTTTTATTATGAAAAATATATTAAATAATGATAATAGTATTCTAGATATTGATAATAATAATATTCTAGATATGGATAATAATAATGAATTATAAAATAAATTTATGTAATTGAATCAAAATAATCAATTATATCTTGATATTTATTTACTATTGCTATTAAATAACTATTTCCACCTATAGAATCAAGTATTTTTAAATCAGCACCTTTTTTATGTAATATTTTTACAATTTCTAAATTTCCTAATTGTGTTGCATACATAATTGGGGTCATACCATTAGGTAAAAATTTAGCATTTATATTGTATCCTTTATTTACACATTCTAAAACATCATTAATATTATTATTTTTAATTGATAATATTAATTCATTTGTTGTTTCCTTAAATGGTTCTTCTTTTTTTTGTCTTTTTATACTTAATCCTAAATAATTATTAGGAACTAAATCACCATAATCATATAAAATACGAACAATTTTATTATATTCCATCATAACAGCAAGAGTCATTGGAAATATACTATCGTATAAAGGTATACTATAATTAGCACCATAATGCAATAAAGTTTTCACATTTTCACAATTATTATTTTCTACAGCATAATATAGTGCAGTATAACCATCGTAATCAATTACATCTATATTATAATTTTTTTTATCATTTTCGCATATTTTTTGAACAATATCATTGTGATTATTAATTGTAGCTACAATCAAAGGAGTTTGTCCATATTCATTGTAAAATAATATGTTTCTTTTACGATTAATTCTTTTGTTAATTACAGACAAATTTCCTTCTGTACACGCTTCAAAAATTTTATCGCTTATTGTACCAATTGATGACATATAAAATATTAATCTACATAAATATTTATTATTTCAACTTTTTTATAAAAAAATTGAATAATTGTTATGTTGCATAATATTAATTTCAAATATGCAATCAAATGTTGAAAGTATTAAAAAGTTAATTGAACCAATTAACAAACTAACACCTAATCAAGAAAGAGAAAAAGAAATTAATGATTTATTAAAAAATGCTGAGAGAAATTTATTATCTGTTTTTGATACCTTAAATAAAAAACTAGCAGAGAAAACTAGAAAATAAAAAATTGAATAATTATTTTATTAATATTTTATTATATATTATAATGTCATCCAGTAATATTAGTCTCACAGAAGGAACTCGTTTCCGTAATCGTAATAATCGTAAAATTGGTAGAATAGTTGCTAAAGCAATTAGTGGTTATTCTATTAATTACGACGATGGAAATTTTGAAATAAGTTTATCTCCTAAAGATATGGAAATACTTCCTGATGTTAATCATAACACTCTAATTTTAGAGGAACAAGAAAGTTTTATGCATCTTCTTTATGATGTAGTACATATTGGTGTATCAATAAGTTCGCTCGATTTTAGATTAGAGAGTTTGAATCATAATTTTGACCTTAAATATTTATTAAATATACCAATGAAAGATGAAAAATATTCTGAAGAACTAGTTCTTCCAATTGTTAAGGTAATTAAACAGCAAAGAAACTTTCAGGAGTCCGATGAAGAATTCTATGCACGTAAACAAAAAGTAATGAAAATCTTGGTAGAGAATGGTGCTTCATTGGATCTTAAGTTGGATTTTGATGATTTAAAAGAAAGAAGAATAATTAATGATAATATTATTAATTATATAAAAAATATTCATTAATTTATTTAAACTAAATAAATAGTTTACATATACATTTGTAATAATTTATTTCCTTCTTTATTAAACGGATGTCTCTTATTTACATTATCATAATTTTCTATTAATTCATTAATATATTGTTTTACACAATTTAATTTATCTTCTGTGCTACTAGGTATCATAGTTATATTAACTGTATAACCAGTAACTTCACAAATAAATGTATTATCTTTCTCTTCCATATGAAAACTACTTTTCATATTCAAATCATAGCTTTTTTGATCAAAAATTATATTTTCCGAGGTCCAATGTTTTGTTACTTTTCTCCAAATAATTGGAAAATTAGGTGTTGTCGTTGTCATATCGGTATATTTAGTTTCAGTATTAATATGAAATAAAAACCATACAGTTTCATTTACACAATGTGATATATGTTTAGTTGCGGGGCGCGAGTAATGAATAATATGTACATCATTATTATTTTCTTGAACCAACAATTTTAAATCATCTATATCTTCTCCTTTGTCTGCTTCAATTAAATATGTAGCTTTCTTATGAATTTTTATATTATTATCAACTATACATTTGAAAGGTCTACTCCCCCAATATCCAATACCTTTGCTAAATGTATCATCTTCATGAATATCAATACTTATATACCATAGTTTACCTGCAATTGTTACTTTTCCCATTATTTCATCATCTTTATTTTTAAATATTTCTATTTCTTTTAATTTATCTTTTGATAACCAATTAATTGTATTATGATCGATTATATCTTCAAAATCACCAATATCAAACTCTCCTTGATTATCACCACATACAAATGTAGGCGGAACTGAGCCATAATCATCGACAGCTGTCCATAAATGTTGTAATTTTTCCCCATCAAAAATAAGTTTGTTATTATTTCTATAATCATCGTTACCAAAATGAACTACATCGCCTCGTGTTAACCCTAATGTTTTAGGGTCAAATGTTTTCGTATAATTTTTATTTGGAAATTTTGTATTAGAATACTTGTATATCTTATCGTTTTCATCCCAAGTATATTTTGGACCAACTTCTGTGTTTACAATTGCATCATATATGTATTCTTCATCGTTTTCATGTAATATAGGCATTAAAGAGATGAAATTTAAATAATAAATAAATAAATCAATTTTTACAATCTTTTATGAAGTTAATGTGAATATATAATGAGATAAATATATAATTAATTTATTA